ACATAATATTTTCTTTTTATTTAATTCGTCATCTCCACTTGACTCTTTTAAATTCTCAGAAGCTAAGATTTTTTTTAAATCTTCTAAATCAAAAAAATATAGTACTTTATTTTTATAATTTTTTTTAGTGTCAGGATTTGTTTCATCATATATATTAATATTAAATGGAATATTAATTCTTTTAATGTAATTGTCAAATATAGAATTAGTCAATATATACAAATCTTTGCATTCATCACAATATTTGCTTTGACCGGTTTTATTTGTTTCATAGTCTTTAACTATGTTTGCTAATAAATTTGTGTTATTTAAATATTCTGTAAATTTAACATTTATAAATTGGTTAAACTCTTTATCTGTTTTTCTAGGATTTGTAAAAAAATCAGCTATAAAATTATCTGATAAAAAATCCATAATAGACTAATATTATATATTACTAATAATATATAATATATATAATAATTAATATAATTAATATAAATAATATAAATAATATAAATAATTGAAACAAATAAGTTTATTAATAAAGTATTAAATATATTTGACTATTAAATGATTCAAGAATCAAGCATTATAAGCTCATCACAACCCAATTGTTCTACAAAAAAAATAAAACAAAAAGCTAGCTCAAATAAAAATTTATGGACTATGTTTGATGAAGAAGTTAATACTAATAATAAAACACTTGAATGTGTGTATATTAAAGAACAAGAATTAAACAAAAATGACGGTTTATGTATTAATTGTAAGTATTGTTTATTTATAGGAGAAGATGGATTTTTAACATGTTCTAATAATAAATGTGGAGTTATTTATAAAGATAATTTAGACACCTCCGCTGAGTGGCGTTATTATGGTAATGACGATAATAACCACTCTGACCCAACAAGATGTGGAATGCCTATTAATCCATTATTGAGAGAGTCTTCGTATAGTTGTAAAGTATTGTGTATAGGAAAGTCTAGTTATGAAATGCATAAGATCCGTAGATACACAGATTGGCAAGCTATGCCATATAAGGAAAAATCACAATATGATGAATTTCAGTTTATTTCTGTAATTTCACAAAACTCTGGAATACCCAAAATTATTATTGATGAGGCTATGAGAATTCATAAAAAAATATCCGAAACAAAAACATATAGGGGATTAAATCGAGATGGCATTATTGCGGCTTCTATTTATATAGCATGTAGAATGAATAATTATCCAAGAACAGCAAAAGAAATTGCCAATATTTTCAATTTAGATAATGCTAGTGCTACAAAAGGTTGTAAAAATGCGCTTTCCGTTATTAATGATTTAGAACAAACTAATGAAATTAATGAAGATATTACATCGTTAAGTAAAACAACTCCCACATCGTTTATTGAACGATTTTGTAGCAAATTATGTATAAATAATGAATTAACAAATCTATGTAAATTTGTTGCCTTTAAGATTGAACAATTACATTTAATTCCAGAAAATACACCTCATTCTATTGCGGGAGGCATTATATATTTTGTATCACAAACATGTAATTTAAACATATCAAAATCGGCTATTAATAATGTTAGCAAAATTAGTGAAGTAACAATCAATAAATGTTATAAAAAATTAGAAAGCTATAAAACTATTTTAATTCCTCAAACAATTATTGCAAAATATAATTAATATATTAAACTTTTATATTGTTCTTTTATATATATTAGCTTATGGTAAAACCATTAACTAAAAAAATCAATACAACCAATTCTGGAACTAATTATGAGAGACAAAAAAAAAATATAATAAAATATGGTTCATTAGTAATTTTATTTGTATTAATTTTTGATAAATTAATATTATTTATTATTTTTCCACTATATTATGCTTTTACTCGTTATTTTATAAAAGCTAAAGAATCATTTACTAAACTAGATTATACTAATTTTGACACTTCATATAATAATTTATATTATAACCCACTGTATTCAAATGTATTTAAAAATACGGGCCTAAATCTAAAATCTTATAATAATGTAGCAATTGATCCGAGTAAACCATTATTAGAAAATAACAAATTTTTACCTGAATGTTGTCTATATAATAGTGAATATAGCACATCAAAAGGCTGTGCTTGTATTACACCAACCCAACAAGAATATTTAAGACGCCGAGGAACAAATAAATCAGCTTCTTCATTTATACAAGATAATAGTAGCTATAATAATCTATTTTTCTCTCCAACATTAGCAATTAAAGGCGACCCTATTCCATTTAATAAAAATACTACGCGTTATATTGTGGACTTTGCTGATTTAACTAGCACTAAAATTAATGAGTTTGCTAATTTGACCAATAAATTAGATAGTGAATTAATTAATTATAACCCAAGCACTCAAGTGACTATTTAATTTTTTTATATTTTACCTATTTACTATATTTTATAATATAATATATAATTAAATAGGATTACAATGCCACCATTTATGACATTTTTAAATAATAAGATAAAACCATCCAAACCTAGGAGTAAAAGTAAAAGTAAGAGCAAAAGCAAAAGTAAGAGCAAAAGCAAAAGTATAAGCATATCGTTTAGTCCAGCAACAAAAAGTAGAATTGCCATTTTTACTAAAAAGAGAAACATGAAACACTTATTTAAAAGAATTAATGAACTACAACAAACCAAAAAAAATATAGACTCGTTTACTAAAAAGAGAAAACATAAAATTAGTCAGCACGTTTTTAGAAGAATTAAAAGCGAACAAGAAAAAAATAAAAAAGAAACTAATAATTGTTCTATATGTTTTGACACTATGTCAAACAATGGACCACTAAGAACAACACCATGCGGACACAAATTTCATAGTGAGTGTTTAAATACTTGGTTAAGGACAAAAAATACTTGTCCGCTATGTAGAACGCAGGTTCAAGCACCAGTAATAGTTCCACAAATAAATCCACAATTAGCTCAGCAAATAGCAGATGCTAATGATGACGCAAACGAATTGGCAATATTACAAATGGTTGAGAACTATTGGACTGAACAAGGTAGGAGACCCATTGAAGTTGAATTACTAAAATTATGTAAGCTTGCAGTCTTGAAATTGTCAAGACTTGTTAGGCGTTATAGTCGGGCAAATACTAATGCCTACACAACAGCACAAGCTAATGCACGAAACTATGCTGTTGCTCACCGTCTGGATTTAGACTATTATTATAGTCTGGAAGATACTTATAATCCACAACTTCCATTAGAAGCACCAGCACCACCAGTAGCACCTATACAAGCACCTATACAACCGCCTATACCTATAAATATAATAAGACCAAATCTGTCATTATTACGCACAGCATATACCATATAGTTCATTCTAAAATACTATTTTTAACTAACTATTAAACTAATATAATATAGTGTTAAATATTAAACACAATTAGCTATTAACTATTAATATGAAGTTATTTTTTCTTCTATATTTAAAGCTAGTAACTTTAAATTGCTTTTCTCTCTATGCTATTAAAACAAAACCAATACATTCTTTAACATATAAAAGAAGATATGCTAACCCAGTGTATTTAAATGAAAATGATAAGGAAAATGAAAATGAAAATGAAAATGATTCAAATAGTAAATCATTTTATGATTTTATTAAACAAAAAAACTTTACATTAAATATTGATGAAAACTATGTAGAAAACTATATAACTAAATTTGTAGAAAATTATGAAAAAAATCAAAAAGAAAATGAGACACAAAATGATATACAAAGTGATAAACAAAGTGATAAACAAAATGAAACACAAAATGAGACACTAACACATAAATATTTAACTACCTACAATTCTTATGAAAAATATATTAAAGCACCATTGTCTAAAGATTTAAAAATGTTAACACCTGAATCTGTTATTGAATGGGCCAAGACTTGGACTTATGATATGGTTCATATACCAAATCAGTTTCCTACATTTATGTTTCAAGATATGTTTAAAATGCGTGATTTTGCCAACATTAACTCGTCCCAAACTTATTTTTATATTGGATTTTTTCCGAAAAAAGTGGATTTAAAACAAGGCCCTTATTTTATTGGTGCGTTTGAACTTGCACCTACTAAGCGCGAATTCTTAACACACGCAATAATACAAAATCCATATTATTACAATACTAATTATGATAAAACGAAGTTGGTTGACTTTAAAAAAGAATTACTTGCTTTATGTAGAGATGCCGATGTTTTTTTAAAATTTTCTAATCTTAAAAATACACAAAATGAGAGATATTATTATTCGTGGTTATATGATAACATTTAATGGTATAGACTTAATATTTTTACATTAATATAAAAATAATAAAATTCTCTTATATTATTATATTTTGCTATAATATAATATGCCAAAACAATATAAAAAGAAAACACGTACAAAAAAAGCTAAATCTAAAGCTAAAGCTAAAGCTAAAGCTAAAGCTAACGCAGGATATGTATCGGCGCGAGCGCGTGAATTATTAGCATCAATTGAAGCCACACTAATTCAAAACCATGCACGATTAGCACAATCTATAGCAAGAATAGCTCCTATTCTTGTTTTAAAATCAAGACAATATAAAGCTTTTATAAATAGTATAACAACATCGTATGAGTATAAGCGTAAAAATATTCCCTCTATATTACTAACTATGTTAGCACAAAGCAGCACTGTTTTACAAAGAGTTAATCATTTACTAAGGTTCCATAATGAACCCGGATTTTTACAAGCTGAATTAGGAAGCCGTGGTCTTAATGCTATATCAGCTTTTATAGAACTAACATTAACTAGTATGGAAGAACTAGAAGACACTATGCGTGACTATACACAAAATGCTTTAGCTGATTATAGAGGAGCACAGTTAGGAATTGAAACGCAACCAAATATGAGAAATAGAACTACTCGATATACAGATGCTATTGTAAGACCAGCACGCACCACAAGAGCACAAGCTTTAACAAGAAGAATACGAAGCATTTAATATACAAGTTAGATTAGTGTATACCTAAAAAAATTGATTGCTAATATATTGCTAACTAATTAACAATATATTAATTAATTATTGCTATGTCAAAATCAATTGATAAACCTTGCGTTTACGAATTAATCAACATCGATGATATAAAGGAACTACCTACTGAATATCCAGAAGAATTCAAAGAATTTTGTCTAAGTAATGGACTAAAACTACCTAATATTAGTTCAGGAACAGGTATATCGTTATCGGTAATGTTAAGTTATCCTGGTTATTATTGGACCAGAGAGTCGTGTGATGCTTATGTTAAAAAATTTAATATTAATACAAAACGTGGCAAACGTTCACAAGACATCATTCAGTTGTGGAATAAACATAGTCAAATGGGTATTCAAACCAGTAGCGGTAAAGAAAAAGGAAAATATTATATTGTTTATCCATATTGTTTGTCAAATAAACATAAAATGAGAAAAGATTGTAAGTATGATGGGTCGGAAGAAGAAAAAAATAGTGAAATTGATAAAATAAAATCAACTATTAAAGTAGATTACATTGATGCTCCAAATGAGAGCTGGCAATTGGGCCATAAAAATCCGGGTTCAACAAATAGCTCGGCAAGCAATTTAGTGTTACAACCACCTATACAAGCTAAGTATAGAGATAACTATATATTTATAGATAGTTTAACAAAATTTCCCATGCCAAATAAATTAGAAAGTATGATTGGAAAAAAAGAAATTGAACTTACAAGAGAACAGCTTCTTGCTTATAAAGCAGTTTTTGACAAATTACTTTTGGAATAAATTATAAGCATCTAGCTAAACAAATATTATAATATTCACTATTTAATTCAGTTCCTAAACATTTTCTTTCAGTATTTTTACATGCTAATGCTGTTGTCCCGCTTCCAAGAAATGGATCAAATACAAGAGAACCTTTTTTACTAAATAATTTTATTAAATGTTCAATTAAAGCAAGCGGTTTAACTGTAATATGTGTATTTGTGTCTCCTTTTTCACTTTTAGAAGGTTTTGATACTAAGAAATTTTTATCATAAGTTTCATTATATTCTTCAGTTGTAATTATATTTGCCGGAACTCTATTATTGTCTATTCCAACTTTTTGTGAAAAATCTAATAATCCAGTTTTAAATTGTAATTCATTTTGAATAAATGTTACTTTTCCCAAAGGCTTCATTGCAACACAAATAGGCTCAAAGCAAGACCTAATTTGAGGTGTTTTATAGTCTTTATATTCATCTATTAATTTACTTTTTTCTTCTGTTGTTAGGTTCATTTTTTCTATTATATGAGACACAGACATACCTTTTGGCATGCTTTGTGTATAAGTCCAATTTATCATATCTCTAATTTCAAAACCCGCTATTTCACAACTCATAGCTATTGCATGATATAATCTTGGCGATGAAAATGACAGGAAATATGCTCCTGGTTTCATTTTTTTAAATAATAATTTGGATAACTCTAAATAATAATCATATAAATTTTTTACCTGTGATTTATCAAATTTCATACCTTTTGGTAAATGTGTAATATGACTATTTTTAACATCATTATTTACTTCGCTTGAAGACCATTTATTATCAAGTTTATCAATAAAATACGGCGGATCAGTTATTACACAATCAATACTATTATCTTCTAATTTATTGAGTTCAATCATACAATCCGCATTTAAAATTACTATTCCATCATTACAAGATTTGCTATTTGTATCAGTCTTTAAAATATCAGTCTTAGCAATCGAATCGTCTAGTTGTTGTTTTTTAATATTAATTAAATTAATTAAATTAATTAGTTCTTCTTTATTTTTAGATTTACACTTTTTAAATCCATGCTCTTCACACTTTGCTAAAAGTTCTAATTTAGATAACTGAGTTAGATCCATTTCTTCAATAATATAGATTATTGAATTATTATTTACTTCAATTTTTATAATTATTTTTCTTTTACAAAAAAAATAATAACTTTTAACAATCCTTTATTAATCCTTTAACAATCCTTTATTAATTATACATTCCATAAGGAATATTAGTTGTACTTTCTTTTTTAATTAAATCATCAATAATCTCTCGAGTTAAAATACATGGAAAACTAATTTTATTTTTTAATTTTAGACCTTCATTATTTTCAAATAAATTTATGTCAGGCTTCATTAATCTATATAAATTTAATTTTTTATAAATAATTTCTAAGCAGCGTTTTAAATTGCGTACACCATCTTCTTTTTCTGTAAAATCATTAATAATGTATTCTAACAAGTCATCATTGAAGACAATTGTTGAACTGTCAAACTTAATTTCATCTCTAATTTTTGGTAATAAATGCTGTTTAGCAATAATAAGCTTTTCTTTAGTTTTATATCCTTTTGTCTCAATTTTATACATTCGGTCTTTTAGCACATTATTTACAGCGTTTTCATCATTATAACTAAATATGAAAAGTGCTTTTGACATATTAATACTAATTTCTGAAAAATATTTGTCGCTAAACTTAGTATTTTGAGTACTATCTGTTAAATGAGTTAATACACCAGTGACTTCTTGTCCTTTAAACGAATCACTTAATTTATCTAATTCATCAAATAATATAACAGGATTCATACAACCACATTGAATCAATATATCAATAATTTTGCCATATTTACTGCCTTCATATGTATAATCAAATCCATCTAAAAATCCGGCATCTCCGCAACCACCTAATGCGACGAGCGCAAATGGTCTATTTAAAATTTTACTGATTCCATCCTTAATTAGCGTGGTTTTGCCTGTACCAGGTGGACCTTTAATGGCAATAGCACAACCAATCGCATTTGGATTTACTAACCATAGTCCAACCATTTGCATAATTTGAATTTTGGCATCTTCTAGTCCATATACAACACTGTCTAATGTTTTTTTTGTATATTCCATAAAGTCATGACACTTATCAATACCATCAGCAAAACTAATAGGCAAATTATTATATTTATTAAAAGGAATTTTTAAAAAGGCATCTACCCAAGATTTAATTTTATAAAATTCACTATTTCCAAAACCACCACCCATAGAACGCATTATATTTATTTTTCGTAAAGCACATGCTTTATATTCATTCGGAATATCAAGATCTACTAAATGTAATAAATATGGTTTATCGATTGTTGTTAAATTTTGTAATTCTTGTAGCTTTTCAATTACAATTTCTTGTTTATGATTTGATAAGCATTTTTTAAAGTAGTCTGCCTCTTTATCTTCACAATGTAAAATCTTTGAAAAGACTCTATAATTTTTATTAGAAATTTTTAGTGCGGATTCATCTTCTTTAGCGCAACATTTTTCTTCTTTTTCATCGCATTCTTCTATACATTCTTCATCGCTTTTGCACTCTTCATCGCTTTCGCATTCTTCATTGCCTTCTTCATCATATTCTTCGTCTTCTTCATCATATATTTCGTCATATACTTCGCCTTCTTCATCATCATTATTTTTAATATTTATAATAATAACATTTTTACCGCTTGTTTTTTTGTCTTTAAATCGTTTTTGTAAGTTATTTTTACCAATTGTTTTTAATAATTTAGCTTTATGTTTTAATAATTTAGCCTCTGGTTTTAAAAACATAGCATTTCTTAAAACAAAATTCTTAAATAAGTTATTAGTTTTGTTTTTTAGTACCTCATTAGTTACTTTAGCAGAGCTATATTTTGATGGATAAAGTGAATTTAACAGTTTATAATATTGTACTTTATCAAATTTGCTCTTACTATCTTCTTCTTCATCGTCTTCTTCTTCATCTTCTTCATCCTCGTCTTCATCTTCTTCATCATCGTCTTCATCTTCTTCATCATCTTCTTCATCCTCATATTTGTCTTCTTCATAATCTGGGTCTTCATCTTCATTGTCATCATCATTATTTTCAATTATAGTATTACTATATTTTGGCTTCTTAATAGCTCCTGAAGTTAATCTAGTATTATATTTATGAGTAAATGATGACATATTATTATAAGTTAATAATTAATATTAAGTATTCAATTTTATAATAATTTTATAATAATTTTATAATAGTAAAATAAATAGTCTTAAATAGTCTTAAACAAATGGAAATAAAATTATAAATTATAAAATTATAAAATTGATTAATAATACAATTTAAATATTATTTAACTATTATAAAAGAATGACAGACTTTGAAAATAAGAGACCTTCTAAAATTATTGGCATTCAATTTAGTATATTAGGTCCTCATGAAATTCAAAAAGCCTCTGTTGTAGAAATTACAAATAGAGATACACATATTAATAATAAACCAGTATTATGTGGATTATTTGATCCACGGATGGGGGTTTTAGATCCAGGAATGATTTGCCCTACTGATGGATTAGACTATATTCAAACACCGGGTTATTTTGGTCATGTTAATTTGGCACGTCCAGTATTTTATATTCAATATTTATCAACTATTATGAAAATTAGTAGATGTATATGTATTAAATGTGGTAAAATTTTGATAGATAAAGCAAAATATAAATATTTGCTAAATTTAAATGCGGACGAACGCTGGAACAAAGTATTTTCATTAGCAAGCAAAAAACGGCGTTGCGGAGAAGACTCACATAATGGTTGTGGTTGCTTACAACCAAAGCTAAAAAAGGAAGGTTTGGCAACTATTATTGCCGAATGGAATGAAAAAGAAGAAGAACTAAAAGGCTACGAGTTTAAAACAGAAGACTCAAAAATGACTATGAAAATTATTCCAGAATTAATGTTAAAGATTTTCAAAAAGATTTCGGATGAAGACGTTAATTTTATGGGATTTAGTCCACAATGGTCTAGACCAGAATGGATGATTTGTCAAGTATTAGCAATTCCACCTCCACAAGTAAGACCATCTATTAAACATGACGCACAACAACGCAGTGAAGATGACTTAACTCATATTATTATTAATATTATTAAGGCAAATAAAACATTACAAGAAAAGCTAGAGCAAAATGCCCCCCCAAATGTTATTGATGATTGGACTACTGTATTACAATATTATGTTGCGACATTAGTAGATAATAAAATTCCAGGTGTTGCTGCTGTAGCACAACGTTCAGGGCGCCCATTAAAAGCGGTCAAAGAGCGATTAAATGGCAAAACAGGACGCGTGCGAGGAAATCTAATGGGCAAACGTGTTGATTTTAGCGCGCGCTCTGTAATTACTCCAGATCCAAATTTGTCAATTAGCCAGCTTGGTATTCCGCTAAAAATAGCAAAGAATTTAACAAAACCAATATGTGTAACATTAAAAAATAAAAATTATTTGCGCAAGTTAGTTCTTAATGGTCCAGACGTTCATCCGGGTGCTAAAATTTATGAAAGGAAAAACGGAGATTGTATTAGTTTGCGATATGTTGACCGTGAATCAATCAATTTAGAACCAGGCGATATTGTTCATCGTCATATGTTGGATGGTGATGCTATTTTATTTAATCGGCAACCAACTCTTCATAGAATGTCTATGATGTGTCACATTGCTAAAATAATGTATAAAGGAGACACATTTAGAATGAATGTTGGTGATACTAAACCATATAATGCTGATTTTGATGGTGATGAAATGAATTTACATATGCCACAAGACGATGAGTCTGAAATTGAATTAAAACATTTAGCCGCAGTAAAATATCATATTGTAAGTCCGGCAAATAATAAGCCGATTATTGGTATATTTCAAGACTCGTTATTAAGCACTTATTTATTTACCCGAGAAGCGATTACTTTTAATCCGCGAGTTGCGATGAACTTATTAGCACATCTTAAGACAATTAATTTGAAAAATATAAATTTTGCTGATGAAAACCAAACCAGTTTTAGTTTATTAAGTCAAATTATTCCAAATATTACATTAAAATATAAGACAAAACGATTTAATGATGCCGGCGAGGATTATAACACATCAAATAATGTATTAGAAATTAACAGAGGAACTATTGTTCGTGGACATATTGAAAAAAGCGTATTAAGTGATACAACACGTGGATTGATTCATAGAATTTATAATGATTATAATGTAGAGGCATGTCGTGATTTTGTTGACAATTTACAAGATGTTGTAACTGAATATATGAAAAATCACGGCTTTAGTGTTGGAATTAGCGATCTTATAGCAAATAAAGAAACAAATGATAAAATTAATGACACTATTAATAAGAAAAAAGCGGAAGTAAAAACATTAATAGATGAAACACATTTGGGTATTTTTGATAACAAAACAGGACGAACAAATGTGGTTGAATTTGAAACACGAGTTAATAATATTTTAAACAAAGCCTCGTTTGAGGCTGGTAAAATTGCGCGCGAAAACTTGAATGACAACAATCGTTTTGTCACAATGGTAAATGCTGGGTCAAAAGGCAGTGATTTAAATATTTCACAAATGATTTCGTGTTTAGGACAACAAAACGTAGATGGAAAACGTATTCCGTATGGTTTTGATGATAGAACATTACCTCATTATACAAAGTATAATGATTCGCCAAATGCGCGCGGATTCGTAGAAAACTCATTTATTGGAGGTTTAAATCCAGACGAGCTCTTCTTTCATGCTATGGGTGGTCGTGTTGGTTTAATTGATACAGCATGTAAAACAAGTCAAACTGGATATATTCAGCGACGACTAATCAAAGGCCTCGAAGATTTAATGGTTCATTATGATATGACAGTTCGTAATAATAAGAATAAAATTATTCAATATAGTTATGGAACCGACAATTTTGACCCTATTAAAGTTGAGTCACAACCAGTCCCGTTTGTGAATATGACAATTGAAGAAATATACGGACATTATCAGATGCCAAATGATTATTCAAAAGATTCAATATATAGTACATTATATACCAAACAAGCATATAGTAAATTTAAGAAACAAAAACCAGAACTCGATAAAAAATGTCAATACTATATTGCTATGCTATTACAAGCACGTGAAGATGTTATTGCTAAAGTATTTAATGGCTTATATAAACCATCGGTAAATATGCCAGTATCATTTACACATATTATTAATAATATTGCTGGTAATCAAGAAGAAAATGTTATAATTGATATTACTCCATTAGATGTATTTGAAATTATTGAATCTAATTTTGAAAAACTTAATATGTTAAATTATTGTAAGCCAAATGAACTGTTCAAAGTGTTATATTATTATTATTTAACTCCAAAAGAATTGCTAATGCATAAACGACTAACGCGCAAATCTATTGAACTATTAATGAGTATGCTAAATAATAGTTATAAAAAAGCATTAATAGCACCCGGTGAAATGGTAGGAATGATTGCCGCGCAAAGTATTGGAGAACCAACGACACAGCTAACATTAAACACTTTCCATTTTGCGGGTGTTGCGTCAAAATCAAATGTTACTCGTGGTGTTCCACGAATTGAAGAAATCTTGTCTTTAAGTGATAATCCGAAAAGTTTGTCATGCTCTATTTATTTACATAAGCCAGATAGTTACGATCAAGTTAAAGTAAAAGAATATGTATCAAAACTAGAAAATACTAAATTACGGTCTATTGTGGAATCGGTTCAAATCTGTTTTGATCCAGATGATTTAAATACGTTAATTGGTGAAGATGTTGAATTAATGAAAGAATATAATGAATTTGAGAAATTGCTAGATGAATGTAATAGTAGTCACAATGACTCTAAAGAAAAATCAAAATGGATTATTCGTCTAGCTCTAAATAAAGTAGAAATGTTAGATAAAAACATTAGCATGGATGACGTTCATTATGCGCTAATGACTAGCTATAGCAATTTAACATGTATGTATAATGATTATAATTCGGATAAACTAATTTTTAGAATTCGCATTAACAAAAATTTACAAGCGCTAAAGAAAAAGAAGAATAAAAGTGTATTGGAGTCATTAGACCAAAGTGATGAAATCTATTTACTTAAAAATTTACAAAATGAATTGTTAGACAACCTTATTTTACGAGGAGTGAAAAATATTGAAAAAGTATTTTTACGCAAAATTAGCGATAATTTTGAAGAAGTAGACACTAAATATGTGAAAAAAGATTTATGGGTGTTAGATACATTAGGAACTAATTTACTAGATATATTAGCCCTCGATTTTGTAGATAAAACACGAACAACATGTAATCATATTATTGAAATTTACAACATATTTGGAATAGAAGCTGCTCGACAAAGCATATTTGATGAGTTTTCAGAAGTGATTGAATTTGATAGCACATATATTAACTATCATCATTTAACCATGTTAGCAGATAGAATGACATGTAACGATAAAATGGTATCAATTTTTAGACATGGCATTAATAATGATGATATTGGCGCAATTGCCAAAGCATCATTTGAAGAAACACCTGAAATGTTTTTAAAAGCCGCAAAACACGGTGAATTAGATAATATGAAAGGCGTTTCTGCCAATATTATGTGCGGACAAGAAGGATATTATGGAACAAGCTGTTTTAAAGTTTTGGTAAATAATGATGTATTAATGTCATTCCCACCAGAACCCACGGACACAGAAAATGGATTAGATGAAGAATTAGACCAAGATGAATTATTAAACAAATTAAAAGAAGACTCTAATGATGAATGTAATAAAAATAATTTACTAATCGAGTCATCAATTTCTAGTATTAAACCAGTCATTATGGGAACAAGTGAAGACTACGAATTAGACTTTTAAACTATAAAAAAAATAATTTATAAAGTAATTATTATAAATTATTTGTCAGGTATCACTTTTATTAGCATAGAGCATATACTTTTTTAATATTTTTGTTTGTTATGTTATAATTTATTTTTTGTATGGTTCACATTTTTTTGTTACTTTGTTACGCCGTTTTCCATTAGGACAACGTTTATATTTTTTTGTTTTATTTGGAACGGCAATATCTAGTTGTTCTTCTGCTTTTTCTGCTTCTTCTGCTTTTTCTTCTCTCAATGGCTCTTCTGCTTCTATTGCTTCTTGTGGTGGTTCTGCTTCTATTGCTTTTTCTTCTTCTGCTTCTATTGCTTCTTCTGCTGGTTCTTCTTGTGGTGATTCTTGTGGTGATTCTTCTTCAATTGCTTCTACTTCTTCTTCTATTATTGGTTCTTCTGCGTTTGCCTTAGCAATACTTTTCTTTAATTTTTTTTGTTTATATACCGTATTGGTTGCTTTTATTATATTATAATTATTTATAAAATCTGCCAATACGTCAGTATAAAATTGTAAATGTTTTTTCAAATTGCTATATAATTTATAACTTTGCGAATCTTGTAAATCAGTGCTTATGTTAAAAATAAAAGACTGATTATTAAACATTAGCTTATAGTTATGTTTTTTGTCGCGTGAATACACACTTGGAACTTTTAAAAAATAATAATCATCATTTAATTTATTAATATTACATATTATATACTTTATTTCTGTGCTATTGGTAATAGATATATCAATAGCTGTATTACATAAAAATATTATTGGTAAATCATATTCTTTAGATAATAAATATATATCTATAAAAGTTACATAATATTCATCACTAGTTATGTAATCCTCCATTTTGATTTGACCATCTATAACTTTTTGCATGTTATTTTTTTTATTATTTTTCAATAATATATAATATAATGTTTCAATATTTGGGTGTTTAGTATATAATTGTATTAATTTATTTTTTAAATCAAGTATTAGTAAACTATCATTTTTTGTGTGATATTTTATTAGCATTAAAATTATTTGAAAAGAACAAACATTATTAGTTATGTCAAACATTAATTGATAAACCATTGTCTTAAAATTAGTATGAATGCCTTCTGCTATTACATTTTTACTTATAACACAATTATGTGTTTTGTCAATATATTTATCTAATAATTGAATAGATGCATTAGTTTCGTGGTCTTCGTCTACATATTCAACATATGTTTTATCATATTGTTTTCGTTTTTTTTCTTCGTTCATCACGCCTTCTTCGCCTTCGCCTTCTTCGCCTGCTTCGCCTTTGCCTTCTTTGTTCTCAATTTTTTCTGATATTAATTCGGACTGTGTTTTAGGAGTTTGTAAAATAGTTAGTATGTCTTTTTGTGTATTACCTTTTGGAATAGGAACAATTGTTAATTTTTTAAGAGTGTTTAATTTTTTACTATTATAATAACCCAAAGTATCAAATGTTTCATTAAAATTGCTAGTTCTATTTGTTATAACATTAGTAAAATAATCTAATGTTAATGATGATTGAAATAATAAAAGTTCATTGTCTAAAATATTGTAGTTTGTAGAACCGTAACTAAAGGTTTGATTGTCTTGAAAAATAAATTTTTTGAATTTATTATATCTCACAAATTCATCAGCTAATCGCGTATAATATAATATTTCATTTGACTCGTTATTTATTAGATTAGTAATCGGAATAATTAAAGAGCAAACATCATTAGTTTTCATACAATAATTTGTATTACATTCTTCATCGTTTAAACACAAAGATAATTCTTTAATTGAGTTAAGTATTTTAGAATCATAATTAGCAAAAATAATATATTGAGAACCAACTTCTTTTAATATATTGTAAATTTGTTCTATTTTATCCAAAAATACCAACGAATTTGTATTAATTATTTTTCTTAATACATTTTTATATATACTATGTTTGTTCATGTTTAACACTTTTTTAAATGTATTTTTGAAATTATTGTAAAATAGTGTTTCTAATTTAATATTATTAACAGCATTAATACGATCATTATCTTGTGTGTTAGAAGTTACTATTTGTTTATCCACAAATAAATAGTCTTTATTTTGTATTACTTCTAATTCATCATCATTATTAATTTCTGGATATGAAATCAGGACAAATTGATTGCCTAATGTTAATATTCCCACAATAGAGTTAGCATCTTCTATTTTATACAATGGCTTACATATAATTTCTTGTTTACTTAAGTTATATATTTTTTCTAATAATTGTTTAGTATTATTATAGTCATTATAGTCATCTTCAGTAAGATCATCTATTAGCTTATATGGAATATCTGGATATTCAGATGAAATAGCCGATGGATAACAAGGAATAAAGCCGTGTTCTCTCAACTCCTTAGTTTCACTTTCACTTTCATTTTCTTTATCTTTGTCTTTTTCACTTGAACTATTAGCATCAACTATTAATAGTCCAATAACTTTATTTGAATAGTCAACCACTTGATATGTTATTTCATATTTTAATTTTAAAAGAATAGTAATTATTCTGGTTACGCTTATATTTGGTTTAAAATTGTATGAACTACTAACACTCTTATCTATTGTGCTATTACATTTATTGATTGCATTTTTAATATTATACAAAATTATTGTGAAATTTTTGAAAAATGGATCTTTATTTATAAAGCTAAAAAATTTTGTAATAGAATAACTAACATTATCATTTATTAAATAAATAGGCTCGTAATTTTCATCATTTTTAATCAACAATAAGATTTGTTTTTTAATATCTAAAAACTCAGTGCTATAAGTTTGTTTAGGACATAATACTTTAACATTGTCTGTAATATCTTCATTTGTTATATCTAAAATAATTAAGTTTATTCCATTTGGAAAAAGCAGTGGATTACTTTTACATATAATATCCCATAAGTATGTGTAATTTATTAAATTAGAACTGTTTAAATAGTCTTTAAAGTTGGTAAAACTATTTATTATTTTTTTAAATAATATTATGCTAGATGGAGTACTAGAAAATTTGCTATATAAATTAGAAGACTTATAACTTTCTATGTCTATATTATCTATTAACTCGTTAAAATTCTTAGATCTAAATATATGTGGTAAATTTCCATTATTATATTTAATAAAGTCATCAATAGTAAATGCGTTTGTTATTATTGTTTTCATTTCATTAATACTAATTGTTTTCGTATTATTATGAACTAATGTGCCATAAAGATCAGCAATACAAGCAATAAAAGATTGATTTTTGCTAGTTTCAACACCATAGCGTAAAAAACACTGATAATTCTTTTTAAGCGTGTTTGGTGTTTTTTTGGTTACACATTTTTCATTATCAACTTGTAAAAATTTTTGTATTTTAATAGGAAGAAATCCTAGCTTATTTTTTTCTAATGTTTTATCTGGACCTAAAATATAATTTAAATATAATTTGTCATCACTATTAGCAGCTTGAGTGCTTACATCTAAACACTTATTACGTCTTTTTACTTGTTCTTTAGTTTTTGATATATTATTATTAAAACAGCACGGAAGACAAAAGCCATTTCTATTATGTTTATCTTTTAAAAACCCAGGAACATGTTCTACATACTTACCTTTTTCATCAATGTGATGTTTAGCATCAGTAAATTCCATTATTGTTCCATCATAAGTACCGTCTTTATTTTTTTTTGTAATAAGTGTTCCATAATCTCCACTGTGTACTTCTTTTTGTGTTAAACTAGTGTTTTCTTTTAAACTCCAATACCGCGGACATATATAATGATATTTTTTAGATTGTGTTCCATATTCAAAACTTTCAGTATAAGAACCTGGATGATTTGCGTCTATATATTCTTTTTCTTCTTGTGTCAATATAACTGGCTGTTTTTTTACATTCCAATTACATAATCTAGAATATTCTTCAAATAATGAATTTTTTTCAGTAGCAAATAGTTTAGGTTCTCTATTAATTAATCGTTTTAAAATAGGATTGCTTTTTTCTGATTTTTCTTTTACTTTAGTGTCGTCTACTTTAAGATTCATTTTTTTAGAGTCGCTAGTTGTAGTTTTTAGTTCAGTTTTTACTTTATCTTCGTTTAAGTCTTCTTTATCTTTATTTAAGGTCACGTCTTCTTCATCGTCATCATCTTCGTCGTCTTCGTCGTCTTCGTCGTCTTCGTCGTCTTCATCGTCTTCTTCATCTTCATTAATAGTACTAATTTTTTTGTCCTGTGTTTTTGTTGTTTTTTCAATTGGTTTTTGTTGTTGTTTTTGTATATATTTACTATCTTCTCTGCTATCTTCGTTTTCTTCGTTTTCTCCGTCTTCGCTTTCACTTTCATCTTCGTTTTCATCTTCTTCTTCTTCATCGTCATAAGTTAAAAGTCCAAAAATATTATTGTCATCTTCAAACATAGTAGTTTCATCATTTTCTAATAATGCGTTCATTTTTCTATTTATTATTTCACTAGTTTCAACCTCTTTAAAATTGGTCTCTTCTAATGTTTCATCAAGATTTATAGCCCCTGTTAATTCACGCAAATTTTTTTCTTGTTCTTCATTTATCAAATTATATATTATTTTAACTAGTGAATCTAAATAAATAGGAATATGATCTAAATAATAAATAGCGTCAATATTTTCTACACTAATAGAGAGATTTGAAGCGCCAATCTTTTTAAACACCGTTTTAAATCCAGGGTTATTCTTTATTACTAGTTTTTTAGAATTAAATGTGGAAGTTAATAATTTTAGTGAATTATAAACACTCACAAGCTTTAACTTAGCATTTTCAATTGTTAATTTAAAGTTCTCTTGTAATTTTGCTAAAATAACACCATCACTATATTCTTGTTTAATCAATTCTAATACAAATGCTTCTTCCGAATCCATTACATTAAAATTCGATACATGTTTATAACGCATTGTTATTTCATTGCTCTTCTGATTTAATATATTAAACAATAAGTATATTGAGTTACCAATAGGTTCAATAGTTAGTTCCCCTTTTATGTTTATAGCACAAGCATAATTGAGAGAATTTATTTGAATATTACTTGCTTTTAAATTACTAAATAAATCAATAGTAGTGCTTACTACTAAATTTTTTATGAATTTAATAATTGGATTTACACCATTAAGTATTAAATTATTTATTAGCTCAAGACTAGTTATTTGTTTTAATCCCAAATTAATATTTATTAATCCAGACTCATATAATACTATATAAAACTCATCTACATTTTTTATAAAGTCTTCTTCTGTTGAAGAGAGATAAAAACTAATGGTGTTGGTTTTTCCTAAAGACCTAGCATACTTTAATATTAATGTTTTACTTAATAAAGGATATTTATTAGTTTTACTAGTGCTAGAACAAAATATTCTATATATATTTTCTAGCTTTTTACCAGGATTATATTTGATTAAAGGATAGTTTAGTGAACTATGAAACAACTTAAATATTGTTTCCAATGAAATATTTGAATCAAATTTATTATTTATGTTTAAATTAATATAATTTACACCCTTAGTACTATAATTTAGCTCTTCTGATACATTATTAATTGAATTTAATAAATATATTAATTTGTTTTTGTTATCTAAATTAATATTACTTAATATAGCATTTGTTTCTTTTATTAGATTTATTTTTTGTGAATAAAAGTTCGCATTATTAAGTATATTGTTTTTATATAAAAATACATAATACAACTTTATTATTGATTCTTCTTCTATAGTAGATTTTTTAAGCTTGAAAAAATCACTTGCTAAACATATGTTGAGACTATTATTATATATATTATATTCAAATAATAAATTGGAATTATTTGTACTAATATTGTCACTTAATTGAGTTGATGTGCTAAGATTAATATAATAATAGGGATTAACTATATAGTCTAGCTTTTTATTTAATACGCTTTGTCCTAATGCTATATATTCTTTGAATGTTGTTAACGTGATTTTAGTCAAATCGTCATAACTATATGTTTCTTTTATTGTATCATATGTTGTGTTAGACTGTAAGCTAGTCAATATACTTTCTTTTTCATAAATATTTGCCAAATATTTAATAATATTTGAATGTGTTAACTCTATTTTGTTATTATTGGTTAATGTATTAAATAAGTCTTGGCTATTGTATATGTGTTCTACTAACCCATACATATATAGTTCTTCAAAGCAAATTTTTTCATCTTCATTTACAATAGAATTATAATGAGCTATGAATTTTAATTTTATAGTTTCAATAGAGTCATCATAATTTATAACATCATTTACAAAAATAATTGTTCCATTTGTTGTTTCCATAATGTTTAAATCATAAGTATTTAAATCCTCGCTAAAATGCTCTTTATATACACTACTTTTACTAAATGTGCTATAAGTGTTAAAATTTTTGTTTAGTTCTTCAATACTTGGAAGACTTGATGCGACTGCTTCAAGTGATCCATATTTATTTTTAATAAATAAATATAATTTACTGTAAGTGTTGTTATTATTTATATAAATTTTAAATATATTTGACATTTATATAAATAGTAGACTATTATTTTATATATATATATGATTATAAATATTATTGTCGCATATTGTAATAATAATGGAATTGGTAAAGACAATAGTTTAGTTTGGAATATTAAGAGCGATATGGCTAAATTCAAACAATTAACTAGTGGCACCGGTAATAATGCCATTATTATGGGAAAAAACACATTTGTAAGTTTAAATAATGAATATGGATTAGCAAATCGAGATAACTTAATTTTATCTAAATCACTTAAAATAGCTAAATATATTGGCAAAAATTTAGTACAAAGTTTTGAAAGCGTTCAATCTCTCGAAGAGTTTGTGAAAACACAAAATTATGACACAATTTGGGTAATTGGTGGAGAGCAAATTTATAGATTATTTTTAGATAATTATAAAAAAGACGATACCAGTATTTTTAATATTTCAAAAATTTATATAACATATATAAATAAAGACTACGAATGCACGTCATTTTTTCCAGATCTAACACAATATACAAGTAAATATAACTTACTTTTTTACAGTAAAAAAGTACACGGGAATGCATACGCTAATAATAGTTCTAACGATCCAACTATTTCTAATAGTTATACTATATATGATATAATATATGTTTTTGTATAATCTTAATTTTAATTTTTTGTTTTAATTTTTAGTTTTAATTTTTAGTTTTAATTTTTAGTTTTAATTTTTAACCTTTAAATGTCATAATATGGGTTGTCGCTAATATTCATACCACAATAGCGTGCTGGATTTTTTTTATAATCAATTGGATTATAAATATTTATTTCTTTTGCTTCAGTAATAATAAATTTAAAATTTTCCCAAAATTCATCATTATGTCCTATAGACTTTGTAGCAATATGACTTACTTCATGTAGCGCAACATACATTAACGTATTAATATCTATTAAACGACCTTGACTATTTTTTTCTGTATCTAAACAAAAGGCTAATTTCTCTCCTTTATTTTCGCTATATGCTGTAAATTCGCTTGTTGGTAATGTTTCATATATTTTTTGTGGATTATAACCTTTAATTAAGCGTTTTACATTACCCTGATTTGGATATTTTTTTGCTAAATGATTTACTAATTTATTTAAATTAATATTTACTTGAGCCAATTTATTTGCTGATAATTGAATTTTATTTCTATCACGAACACAATATGTGGTGCCATTTATATCTGAAATAATACATCTTAAATTAAACGAATCACTATTTATATACAATTTAATAGCAATAATTATTATAAATGTTAGTAACAATAAATTAAGTATATTATTGCTAAATAATGAACTCATTTATATTTATATAAAATTTTATAATAAAAAATATTAATATAAAATTTTATCTTATTTATGTTACTTTATCTTACTTTATCTTACTTTATCTTACTTTATCTTAATTAACAATATTAAAATGTCTTAGCATTTACATACTGGATCCTATTTCTAATGGTCTTCTAAAGGTATCTGTTTCAATTGTAGAAATATTCCAAGGGCAATTTGTATTTGTTCTTGGATTTGCTGGTTCTGATCTAATTTGTAAATTTGAATTTCTTAGACTTGAACCTTGTGTATTGATTCCAACTAATTGTGTGGGATTTAATAAGTTAATATTTCTTAAATCAGAACTGCTTACTGGATTTAGATTGGACCAGTCGTTTGCTGAACTATTTGGTAATAAATCCGCGGGGTTGGACACAGCTTTTGTTGAAATTAATTGGTTAATAGCGCTAGCACTATCTGCCGATGTAGCTATTTGTGAATTTGAATTACCATTATATGGCGCATAAGTAGAATTGCTGTTTGTAATTGACTGCGAAGATACATTTTCAATTGATGGGTTAGATGAATATGAAGAAGGATTTAATGATGTCATAGGTGACTGTAATATATTTTTACCCTCTGAATATTTATAAAAAGCATATACAACAAACAATAAAGCAATAACTCCTAAAACATGTTCGTTCTTAATTCCTTTGCTTATTTTATTTAAAACTGTCATTTTATATAAAATAAACAATAAAAAATTTTCAATAATAATTAATTAATATAATTAATTATATTGCTAATAATTACTAAAAATTACTAATAATTACTAATAATTACTAATTAACGCTAATTTACACTAATTAACGTTAATTAACACTAATTATTGCTAATTATTACTAATTATTACTAATTTATTGGCAATAATTAGTAATTATTAGTAATCACTTTATAATTTACTTTCTTCATCACTAGATGAACCATCAAGTGTATTTAAATTATACTTAACTTTTATATTTTTTGCTTCTAAAAATGCTTGAATAGCATTTTGTCTTATTTCTTTTGCTTTTTGTTTTGCTTTTTTATATATTTCTAAATATATACTATCGTGTGTTTTAAGTTCAATTGGTTCATTGTTTACAATAATATTATCTAAATCACATATTTCAATAACATGATTATTTTCTAAAGCATTGGAATTACTATTTAATACATTGCTAGCTTCTGAAATTACTCTAAATGAATCTTCATTATTAGTTAATTTAACTTCTTCTTTAACAATTGAAGAACATGCTTCTTCTTTAACAATTGAAGAACATGCGTCTTCTTTAACAATTGAAGAACATGTTTCTTCTTTAACAATTGAAGAACATGCTTCTTCTTTAACAATTGAAGAACATGCGTCTTCTTTAACAATTGAAGAACATGTTTCTTCTTTAACAATTGAAGAATTTACGTCTTCTTTAACAATTGAAGAACTAATGTCTTGTGCACTTATACAAGAAACATTAGTAATATTAGTAAGATATTGAGATTCGATGTTAATTTCATCATCTTCACTAGTATCATCTTCATCATTTACAGAGCTTGTGTCATCATAAATAACTTTATTATTTTTTAAGTCATTTACTTTTTTTAAGTCATTTACATTAATTTTTTTATTTTCTACACTGTTAATAGGTTTATTTAATTTAATTAATATCTGATTTTCAAAACTATCGCAAGGATATAATATCATAAATTGGACCAATATTATATCAATAATAAAAGAAGACTTTGAAAACTTAATCCCGTTTATATTTATTAATGGTACAATATCATTAACTTTATCATATTCTTCTAAAGTTATTTTTTTTTCATTTTCATCATATATAATAATTTTATCTTGCTTAATTGATGTTTTTATCAAGAATTTTTTACCAGACTTATATGACCTCATAATTGGAACAACATATTCTTGAATATCATCATCGGAAATGCTTTTAGAATCATAAAACCACAATTCTTTATTTGCACATATTTCTTTAACACAATGACTTTCTAGATTTTCAAAAAATTCTATTACTTCTTTATTATTGCTCATAAATTCTAAATCACAAAAACATTTATTATTAGTATTTACAATACCTTGTTTTGTATTACATTTAGGTAGTTGAATATATAGATTATTTTTTGTAGGATTATTTATTTTACTATAATAATTATTACCACTTATTAGAGAAGGATTTTCTAACCTTACTAAATTAAAATCAAAATCAGATGTAAGTTCATATATTTTGTTATTCATTTAATTAATTTAAGATAATAAAAATGTAATTAAATTTGTGCGCATTACTATTTAAATATTTAAATAGTAATATTTTAAATACTAATATTTTTAATATTATGTTGAAAAATGCGCTAGCCAATCAATGTATTAACTTTCTAAAAACAGAAGAATCCAAAAAAGAATTAAAAGAAATATTCTCTCCTGTTTTAGAATATTTTTTGAAAGAAATAAATATATATTTGTATTTTTTTATATTTTTCATATTTACCAGCTTTATTTTACATTTAGGAGTTTTACTTTTATTAATTCGTTATAATATTAAATTAAATAAACATAGTATTAGAACAATTGAGTAATTTTAATTATTTTAATTATTTTAATTATTTTAATTATTTTAATTATTTTTATATATATTATTTATATAAACATAATGAGAGAAAGAAGCAAAAGAAGAAAGAGTAGAAGAAGTGCCAATGGGGGGTCATCATTGTTTGATTTACTAGTTCCTGCCGGATTATTTGCTGCTACAGACTTTATGAAAAAAAGAAGTAACAAACATGTTCGTTCTAGAAGCTACCTTACACAAAATAGTAATAGAAAATCAAGAAAACGTAGATACTAATTTTTGAACTTTTTGAGTGTTTGACTATTTAACTAATTAGCTAACTAATTAGTTAATTTCCACACATTCCATTTTCTCAATTAACAATTCGTATAAAATAGTTTTAGCACAATTAATATAATTAATTGGTATACTATTTTGATAATAATTAATTGCTTTTACTAAATTGTCTACATTTCCATTATCTATTGCGTTGTCAATAATAATAATAAACTCGTCAATAGTTTGTATGCTCATAATATATTAGTACTATATTACTAAAGTTATAATAAATCAATTTTTTAGAAGCAAAGTATTAATAAAACAACTTAAAGACACAAACAAAGTAATTTAGTAATGAGTATTGAAGACAAAATTAAAAGGTGGGTGGTCTTGGATAATCAAGCTAAACAATTAATAAGTCAAATACAACTATTAAAAGATGAAAAAGAGGAGTTAACAAATCATTTAATACAGCATTTTGATAATGCTAATAAAAAATATCCTATTATTAACATAAGTGATGGGAAACTTAGTTTTATACAAGTAAAACAACCAAATGGACTAAGTTATAAATTTTTAGAGCAATGTTTTATTGAATATTTTAGTAGAACTAACAATGGCACAAATGCTAATGGCACAAATGCTAATGGCACAAATGCTAATGGCACAAATGCTAATGGCACAAATGCTAATGGCACAAATGTTAATACAAATGTTAAATCACTATTAGACTTTATTAAATCAAACAGAACATATAATATTAATAAAACAATTAAACGAGTTTATAATTGAAGTAATTTAATATAACTCTATTATATAAATGTATAGCGCTATAAATGATTTATATAAAAATATAAATGATTTAGATAAATCAAATAGTTTACTAAAGAACTTGTATATGTTACCAGGATTTAATATAACAGAAACCAATAATAGTGATACAAATTGTGTTAGTTCAACTGATTCATCAAAAGACAATCCAGTAATGAAAGATTCAATGTTTATGAAACTACTAGGATTTTTTGACAATACAAAACCCAATCAAACACAAAAAGTAAAACCTAAGCTTAAGCTGTCTAAAAAACAAGACAAAACATTTACACGAAAACAAACACAAACACAATCTCACTCACAAAAACAAAAACAAAAACAAAAACTCAAAACAGAATCTTAATAGTGCATATTCCGTTTTTTGGTGTAACGTTTTGCTTTTTTCTTATAATGCTTTGTTTTTCTTTTATTGCATCTTCTATATTTTTTAGTGTTTGTTCCGCCACCAGAAGAAATACTAGAATAAGTTCTAGGGTTATTCTTGTTTCTCCGCTTCCTTCGCCGATGTCTTGGTTGATCTTGAGCCCTCGCTGGATTATCATCCCGTGTCAACATATTGTCTTTCCTACTCGTCGCCTTTGCTGCCGCCCGAGGTGACGCGGGAGGCAACACTGCCGCTATCGACTGGCCCATCTTCACCGCCATCTCCTCCGCCCGAGCCCTCACCGCCTCCACCGCCGCCAACACTTCCGCAGCCGCTGTCGCAGCCGCTGTCGCAATCTGATCCAATCTCTTTAGCTCCGCCGCCGCCGCCTCCGCCTCCGCCGCCGCCGCCTTCGCTGTTTTTAATGCCTCATCCGCCTCCGCCACCGCCGCATCATACACATCACGCGCCGCCACCGGGACCATCCCACCCACCTCCCTCGCCGACTCCGCCTGATCCGCCGCCGCCGTCGCCGCCTCAGCAGCAGCAGTCACCACCTCCATCGCTACGAGTGACTCGATCACCTGTATTATATGATTTCGCTTTGCTTTTACAAGCGCTGCTTGTGTGTTCGTTTGTGTTTCCTTTGCATATGTAATAACCGGTTTGCTATCTACATTTATAACCAATTTATTTAGTTTAGTATAAGACTCAACTACTGCTCCCGCCTCATCCTTTAACTTGAAGATCCTATTCTTCGCCAAACTTTTATAATAGTCAATGGTATAATCTTGTTGTAAGTCCGGCATATTAATATGTTATAATATAATATTTGCAATATTAAAAATAATACTAAACAGACACTTTAAACCAATTATTATTATTAAATGGAGTTATTAAAATATTGCTTATTCTATCTTTCCAATATTTAACACGTTGTTCAAATAATAATTCTTTATTGGTTTTTGGATATAGATCTTTATCTATATATTGTTTTTCTAATTCACTTTGTTTGGGTTTTACTCCATAACAATTTGACCCTAAACGTGTATGAGGATTAGGAACATATCCACCATTTATTCCTGGTAATCCACAATCATATTCATGACCTTCTTTTCCTTGTAATACACGCCAATCACTTTGGCTTGTTGGATATAAACCAAGTTGATCTTTAGTCCATCCATAGCTACACCAGCTTGCGCCCTTAGTTTGTGATTCTCTTAACTGATCGTATGTTGCCATTTCACCCTCAAAAGCATTACATACAGCTTTAGCATCATGATATGTAAATCTATTACCTGGGACATGATATACCTCACTAAAATTCATACATATATCTGGACCGCTAATTGTAGACTTTACTCTAATTTCGGGCTCCACTGAAAACATATTTTTAATTTCTGTTACAACATTAATATTAAAAAAATAGGCCAATCCATTTACAAAGATTAATAATATAAACATTCCCCATAACAGTGCTTCTAAAATAAAATATGAACCAGAAGGTTCATAGTCATAGTCATAATCATCATCACTGGTCAAAGATTTTCCTAAAAAACTAAATAAGATGTAATACACTATTATAATTATTATTAACACCACTAATACAAAAGGATTAGTGCCTAAATTATTTAAATTATTATAAAAATCTTCAGTCACATTATTAAATAATGTCATAATATTATATATAAATAATATATAATATTATTGATTACACAAAATATTAAAACTTATTAAAACTTATTAAAACTTATTAAAACTTATTAAAACTTATTAAAACTTATTAAATAATGCCAACACCATTATACTTTTCTATAACAATAACAATAAGCTTTTGCGCTAATTAATGATGCTTCACTAATTTCGGTTACAGTCGTATCATTATAACTATACCATTTTTGATTTGCGTTTTTAACATATGAAGTATAATGCCCCCCTTGAACGCCTCCACTATGATTACATATTCCAAACAATTCATATATACAATTTGTCTTATTATATCCTAATTCATAATTGCCAAAATCAAGACCACATAGTGGGGTTTCTATAATATTATTTAATTTACGATTATTATTATCAAATCGTTTAAAATCAACTATCAATATAGTTGGTAAACTCCAAAATTTAATACATTTTTTTACAGATTCTTTCTTATGTGTAGCTTCATTAAACCACGCATTCTCATTTTCCAATACTTCATCACTTGTATACAAATCAAAACAATCATAAATAGTATATGTTTTAGAATTATTAACATCGCGTGGTATAGGTAGATTTATTACACTAAAACTCTCTGGTGTAATGCTATAAATTTTATTTTCCTTAGTATTTGAAATAATTAATGATACATGTATTCCAAAAAATAATTGTAATAATTCTGAATAGCTATTTGAATAGTTATTTTTTATCATAACATAACATTTTTTTGCTATTTCATCTATATTATTTTTTGACGTTCCAACTATATTAATATCTACTTTACGCTCAATACCTTCATGAAAACAGTCAAATAAAAAAATTAAAAACTCAGGTAAATCATTTTGAGCATATCCTGTAAATAGTTCTCTATTTTTTACTTGTGCCATATGTTGAATTGCTCTTATAAATCTATTTGGACTAATAACACAGTTACTAGCCCACATTAAGTCTTTTAGCTGCTTCCACTCATAAAGTAATAATGATCTTTCATCATTATTTATATTAATATTTTCAAGAATTTCATTAAATTCATAACAATGTGATAATATTTGCATACATGCATTAATATAACATGTATTTCCTAAATTACATAATCCAGTTAACCCTTTATTATTATATTTACTAAGTAAGCCATTTGAAGATATTACTTTATAATTAATAGTAGATATCATTATGTAGTTATAAATATATAAATATATACTTGTATATTTATATATATTTAAATAATTAATTAAATAGTTAACTATAATATTAACTATATTGTAGCTATGAATCCTAATTATAATCCCAATTACAATCCTAGTAACTTTGAATTAACTATGTTAACTAATTCAATGGTTTATTTAAATAATTATATAAGAACAGTTAATTCCAGTATTGAATATTTAAATAATGCTAGTGCAAATATAAGACACATGCAAGAAACTATGTATTATCATTATCACGCTAATAATTATCAAGTAATGGTAAATAATACAGAATTATTTGCCAGAGCTAATAATGGACTAGCAAATAGCGTAGCAAATAGCGTAGCAAATAGCGTAGCAAATAGCGTAGCAAATAGCGTAGCAAATAGCGTAGCAAATAATATTAATATAATTGAAGATTTAAATTTAGAATACTTTGAAGAATTGTCACTGCGTAATTTACAAACAATTATTACCAATAATGTAACAGAATGTAGTTTTTGCTCATTGTGTGAACCATTAAATGAGTCTTGTTCTATAACGCATGAAGATTTTTTACCACAACATAGAGTAACAAAAATTAATGGATGTGGACATATATTCAATTCAAAGGCTATTAATGAGTGGTTACTTACACATCAATCATGCCCTAATTGTCGATATAATATATTGTCTGATTCCAATATTATTTCTTATAGTGTTCAAGAGTCTGATAGTACATTTTATTTTAATATTGAAGACCTTATAAAGTTTTTTCGCTTTATAAATCAATCGTCTTAAGTAAAATAATATAGTTAATGCGTTTAGCTAACAATTTATTATTTTCTAATGCTATTTGTTTTAGTAGTTTACTCTTTTTTTTATTATACTTTGCTAGTTTTTCTTTTGAGTCACTATAAATAGTTGGTTGTGTTTTTAGTAATTCTTTAAATTGTAAAATTTCATCACATTCATTCTTATATAACTCTTGAAGTTTGGCAATTTTATCAAATTTTTTTCGTAAGTCAATACATAACTTATGTGAATCATTTTTTTTTGAATAAGCAATTTTATGTAAGCGTATTAAATAATTCTTATCATTATTACATGCTTTACAATAACTTGACTCAGACTTCTTTTGTAAATTATATAATTTACAAATATGTGGATTATTAGCATTAGCATAACTAAATAATAAATAACAATTGTTATTTTTTTCAGATAAAATAGTAGGGCTCCTAGAGGTTATATTAGTGTTTTTGCCATTATTATTATTTTCTCTCAAATGTAATTGTAAAATTTCAATAGCTTTTAATAGGCTATTCATTTATAGTAGACCAAATAGCAATAATATAATTAATTATCAATTTTTATATACTAATTAATTATACTAAACACAAATAAACTACATTTTCCTTCGTAATAATGCACCAAAAGGGCTCCAATAGGGTAATATAATTGATTTTTGATTTAGTATTGATATTAGTTTTTTTGGTAAATATTTTTTATCTATTACTACTTCAAATGTATAATCTTTAAACCATGACTCAGACATATAATAATTTCCATCATAGTCCACAGCATCATCTTTTTCAAACATTTTATCTCCCCATGAATTTTCAACAAGAAAGCCATTAGTTTTCGAGTTATTTAAGTTATAACCTTTTATTACCATCGCATGGACAGGAGCTGTTTGTCTATAATTTAATGAATCACATTTAGCCATTGCATTATTAAATCCAAAAATTGAATCATAGTCAAAAGCTTCTTTATCCATAAAACTATGTTTATGTGAAATATACTTGTCAATATCAAGACCGATCCATACCGCTTCCTGATTATCTATAGATTTTTTTGTAGCATCAATTAAATAGTCAATTGGAACATTTATTAGACCCCGTCTTTTCTCTCCTAAAACATCGAATGACAATTGCACGTCATATTGTTTAAAAAAAGGCGCTTCTTTACACGGATAATTTATTAGACATACTTTATTTTTCGCATTATATGGAACATATTTTTTATAAAAGTCTAGTGGACTAACATTTTTAATTATTTTAGCTTTCTTTGATTCTTTTGATTCTTCGTAATATTCCCAGGTTATTTTAGTTGGTGGTTCTCCTAAAAACACAACCAAAATTTTATAGCATTCTAATAACATAGAGTTTAATAATGCATTTTTATTTTTTATAAGTTCATTTTTGGGTGTAGTTTTGATTTTATGAGCACATTTGCGTATAAAGTCATTATAAAAATTTCTAAGTTCATCCGAATTAGTGCTATGAAAATTATCATCCATATTTGTTTTAGGAACAATACCATATTTTTCAATTAAATTAACAAATACATTCCAACGACCACCATCATCAGTTAAATTGTCTAATATATGTATCAATTTAACTACTTTATCATTAGATTGAATAGTTTGTACACTTACATCATAAGTATCAATTATATAAGTAAGATAATAATTCGCTTTTTCTAATTTGTCAAAAAAAAACAAATAATTTTGTGAAAACTCAAAATCTGGAGCCAACTTGTATTTTTTAATCATTTTATAGCGAATGATATTTAAAAAGGCAAATATCCAACAACGACCACTTTGTTTTTGGTCGCTAATTTTTGACTGGACATCAATTAAATTTGTATAAGTTTTTTTCTTATCTTGAATATAATCACTTTTTAATAACACATTTTTAAAGTTGGTCTTTGTATTAAAATTTTTTAATATTTTATTTGTTTTATTTTTATTAAATTTTTGTGAAAACTTTGAAATTAACTTATATGTTAATTTATTAACCATATACTATTATTATATATAATAATATATAATATATTACTAGATTACATATATTATTTACATTCTTTTAAATAGCTATCAAATAATAGGCTTTTAATTTCTTTACATTTTAGTTCTTCTAGTTTTTTCTCAAATTTTTCTTGTTCAGGCCATTTAGTTCGTAATTTGTCTATTTCATTATACCACGATTGTAGTGTAATGCCGCGTTTTTTTTTAAATTCGCTCATATTTTCTAAATTTAACGCATAAAGTTGTAATAATGGTTTCATAATCTGATTACTAATATAATGAGCATAATCCAATTTCAAGTTATTTTGAATAATAAAATCAGGTGTCTCTATTTTTTCGCCTTGAAGTGCTTTTTTATTAGCATTTACAATATATGCATAATACATTCTATCACCTGAACTTGGTTTATTACCAATGTCTCGCTGACCGATTCGCTCAGCCAATACTTTATGTGCTATTTGATTGGGATTTTTATAATAGCTTCGTAAAGATTTAGTTACCAATAATTTTTCAATTGAATATTGTCCACCAATCAATTTTTCAAGACTCTCATTTAGAAATTTTATTGATTTAGTAATACTCTTTTCTTTCATAATAATATTTACAATAGTTCCATATATGTCTTTTACTAATGGAGCATTGTCTCTGCGTTTTAGCACAATACCCATATACTTTAGTTTGCCTTTTTCTATATTTTCTTCATATAATATACCAACATAACGTTTCTTGGATAATAATATCCAAGGCCAAAATGTTTTTTCATATTCTAAATCGTGTGGTTTTTTAAGAAATTGACTTGCTAAATTTCCCGCCTTTTTTGCTAGTTCAATAGTATAAATAAGAGCTTGATTATTTATAATTTTTTCATCGCTAATTGGATTCCTCAAATTAAATTTGAAAAACACTGAATCTGTATCACCATATACACATTCTGCCTTTGCCTTTACAATTGTTCCATCGTCTAATGTTACTAACACATCATTATAACATTCTTCAATAATTGCCCTTCCATAAAATAATAATTTACGACCAATAGCTGTTGTTGATGCGGCAACGTCCCCTTCATAAAATGCACTTGTAATTGCTCCCATTTGGCCATATAAAGAGTTGGCTGTTACTTTAATACTTAGTTGTCGCTTATCCAAGACGTTTTTCATAAATTCATCTTTTTCTAATAATATCAATTTTCGCGTTGCTTTTCGTGCAGCTAACAACTCCTCTAAAATAGCGGGCATAATAGCTTTACCGTCTTTATCTGGAAATTGCGCAAACCTACAAATTTTATAACCAATAATCACTTTTTTCTCGGCTGCCTTTGGACTAGGTCGCATATATTTATATGTATCATATTTCACATCAATATATTTATAACCCAAATCATATAAGTTATCGTAGCAATAATCTCCATGCTCAGATTTTTCCCCTGTTTCTTTAATTAAATTATTGTCTAAATCATATTCTTTAGTCCATACTTTTGAGTCGTGTGACAAATTTTCAGAAATAATAGACGACGGATAAAGGGAACTATAGTCAACACAAGCGACTGGCTCTTCTAAGTATATTCCGGTTTTTGGTGTAAAAACGTGAGCACCTTCATAACCTCCGCCTGTTTTTTGTTTATTTACAACCGGCATAAGCGTATTTTTTTCTCCACATTTTTTAGAAACATAGCTTTGTAGTTTAATTCCTTGTCCGCGCAATAGTAAATAGCTTAGTGGAACATCACATAAATTTGACATTTCTACTTTGTCAGTAATTACATCTACTTTTAATAATAACCAAATAACATTGTCGCAATCAGCAAGACAATATTTACCAACAGTCCATCGGTCATAATCAGAACCGTTAGCAAGCGCAAATATTTCTTGTGGCGACACGTCGTCTTTTGCTAATCCCCAGTTATATTTGTAATTGGTCAAATCCAGTTCTTCTAGACCCTCAATCACAAACCATTGTTCGTCTTTATTAATTTCAATAATTTCAAATTTTTGCCCTTTTTTATATAAATTATTACTGAACCCTTGTTCGTCAAACTTTATATAACTTCCCACACTAATACCTGTAAGATTTTTGCTATATATTTTGGTGCTATTATTTTCATTATTTAACGCAATTTTACTAATAGAGTCACTAATAAAATAGCTTGATGTAAAGTCTAACTTATTAGAACTTAATGTAAATTCTTTGCGAAAAATGACACACATATCTATAATAATGCGACCAGGCATTTTTATAAATTTTAAATTATATTCGCCACTTGCTAATACAATCTTATTTGTTTCAATGTCTTTATAATCTTTTTTTGAAAGGTCGCTAGTGCTAGCGCTAGCGCTAGTTTTAGCCAATTTATCTCTATATTCAGCACGCCAATCATTTGAAATACATATTTCATTTTTGTTTCGCGAAAGTTTGAGAAATTCATTAACACAATTTAGCTCTTTAGATCGCTTATACATAAATTCAAAATCAAACCCCGTAATATTATAACCCGTAATAATATGCGGATTTTCGCTATTAATTATTTTTGTAAATGTTAATAATACTTCTTTTTCAGTTGATCGCTCTAATACAATTACCTTGTTTTCTTGTGCCCATAATAAATATTTATCAGGAATTTTACAACCACCTTTAACAATAATAACACGCTTATATGGTTTAGATTCAGTATAATTAATAAAACTTAAACCAATAAATGTAATTATGTCACCTTCTAATGGTGGAAAATTAGTGTTGCTAAATGCTTCAACTAGCTTTACTAATTTTGTAGCATATTCACAGCTGTTGTCCTTAATTAATTCTATTAATGTGGCATCTTTTTTATAAGCTTTTATTTTAGGTTTGCGTTTGCTATACTTTACTGGACTTTCAGTTTCCCCATCATTAATGCCTTCTTGTTCTTCTTCATCGTCTTCATCTTCATTTTCAGATTCTGAGTCAGCGCCTTCTAAAACTTCATCACTGTTTAAAGTATTATTATACTTTGCTGGGCTATAGTTTGTTAATTTATCTAACGACACCAATAGTTCCTCTAATGTAATACCTGTTTTCTTAGGATATACTTTTTCAATATAACTTAACTTGTCTTGTGTTAAATCAAACGCACTTAAAATCTCGTGTTTTAAGTTATTAAAATCATAATTGAGTTTGAAATTTTCGGAACTCGAATTGTAATTTTCAAGTATATTTGTTGCTAATTTTTTATAATTTTTAATTGGAATAGGAAAATCACCATGACTACTACTAGCTTCAATATCAAAGCTACATATATTGTATTTTACTAATGTCTCTTTTTCTTTATAATCATAAATATCTTCGTAATCAATACTATATTCATAAGAGCAATTTGTTGTCTTATTAGCAATAGTTCGCACTTTATTTGAAGGAATTTTTATCCATCCACTTGGACTAATGTGTTTTTCATGAAAGAATTTTAATAGTGGCGGAATATCTGCCTCATATAAATAACAATGTGTTATTCCAATATCATCACTATATTTATAACCATCTTCTTTTAATGTTCTTTCAAATTGACCTGATTTACTTGTTTTATCATCGTAAAATATTTTTTTTAATTTATTATATGCTCCAGTATTAGTAAATGAAATTTTAATGAAATTGTGTAATTTCTTATTATCAAAACCATACAACTTGTGCCGTTTTACTAACATACATTCAACTATTGAGTCTTCATAATAATTACCAACCAATTGTTTCATATGTCCTAGAAATTCATTTTTACGTTGGTCATTCCAGTTTTCGCTAACCATGATGTAGAAAAATGGATAAAACTTTTCTATAAATATGGATGCTGTCTTATTTGATGAATTTATTCCAAATGCCTGAATAATAAATTGTTTATTATCTTTATAATGGTTTCCTTTACTATTTTCCTCTAACACATTGTAATCATAACATTTAAAACACTTATATGTTGTCATATTATTTAATAAACTATTTAATTGCTAGTCTTTAAATTTATAATAACTTTTCAATTTTTTATATAATTTTTTTATATAATTTTTTATATAATTTTTTATATAATTTTTTTATATAAATTTTTATATAATTTTTATATAATTTTTTATATAAATATAAATAAATGTCGACTGTTCCTAAACTAATTTTTATTGTCCCATATAGAGATCGCGAAAAACAAAAGCAACACTTTTCTATATATATGAAATATATTATGGAAGACTATAACAAAGATGACTATGAAATATATTATAGTCATCAAACTGATTCTAGAATGTTCAATCGCGGAGCAACAAAAAATATTGGTTTTCTGGTTATGAAAGAAAAATATCCAAATGATTATAAAAATATTACTTTTGTATTTAATGATGTTGATACATTACCTACAATTAAAAATATATTTGATTATGTAACATATCCAGGAACAGTGAAACATTTTTATGGTTTTACTTTTGCTTTAGGAGGAATAGTTTCAATAAATGGAGGTGATTTTGAAAAATGCAATGGGTTCCCAAATAATTGGGGATGGGGACTAGAAGACAATGCTTTAAACGATAGGGTTCTAGAACAATCATTAACTATTAACAGGGACCAATTTTGGCCTATTAATTCTAAGAACATTATTCATTTATACGACGACCCCACAAGACTAGTTAACACTAGAGAACCATTGGCTTATATTAATGGTAAATTGATTGATAATTTAAATAATATAAGTAATTTATATTATTCAATTGTTAATAATGTAAATCAAGACACCAATAAAATAAGTAATGTAAATGAAGACACCAATAAAATAAGTGCTATAAAACAAAATGAATATATTATAAATATACATAATTTTGAAACATTAATTCCTAGCACTAGTACTTATTATAAACAAAATATGTTAGAAAATACTACACTAAATGCATATAAAACTTCAACGTTAATAAGAAGAAATGTTAAACCACGCTGGTTACTAACTAAGACTTTTAACAAATGAAATAGGGTTTTTATTCAACACTAACTACTTTTGCCAAGTTGCGTGGTTTATCTGGATTTATATGCTTACCTAATGACACCTCATATGCTAGTTTTTGTAATGTTATTATGTATAAAATTTCATTATAATAGTCAAGATTTACTAATAATATAAATTTGTCTTCACTTAATTTTAAGTCATCTATAATATTTTGAGAGTTTGTTATAACAAATATGTTTGTTTCTCGAGCAATTATTTCATAATATGTTGATTTTAAAGTATTTAGATCCTTAGTATTATGTATATCTATTAATAATAGTGTTAAATTTGAACTAGTTAACAGCGCAAATGGTCCATGTTTTAATGAACTAGCACTAAAACCTTCACAATGGATATAACAAACTTCTTTGATTTTTAAAGCACCTTCACATGCAATTGGATATAATTTGTCTTTTCCTAATATAAATATACTTGTTACACAATTGTTAATAATAAAATCTTTTAATTTACCAATTTTATTCATAAAATTTATATCATATAATAGTTGTCTTACACTATTTGGAAGAATTCTAAGAGTGTCTATTTTATTATTATTACTATAATAATCATTATTTACAAACCACATACTAAGTAAGCTTAATATTATTAACATGCTTGTAAATGATTTTGTTGAAGCAACACTAATTTCTGTTCCGGCATTCATATATATTCCACAATCCACTTCGCGCGCTATTAATGAATCTACTTTATTTATTATACCCAAAGTTACGCATTTCTTGGCTTTACAAATTTTCAAACAATTATATAGATCCATGGTTTCACCTGATTGTGATAAAAATACGCACAACGACGTACAATGATTTTTAATATTAGGCAAAATATTTTCGTTAAACTCACACGCATTTACACTTTTAACGCATACAAATTGTTTTAGTTCATTTAAATATAGCTCTCCTATTAATGAAGCATTATAACTTGTGCCGCAACCAATTAAATAAATAAATTCTATATACTTTATAATATTACTTATGTTATCTAATCCTCCCAATTTGATAATATTATTATTAATACGACCACCATAATTATATGCTTTTTGTAGTGTTTCTGGTTGTTCCATTATTTCTTTTAACATCCAATGACTATAATTTCCTTTGTTTTCAACTATATTTTCATAACATACTTTTTTAATAGTATAATTAGATAAATCAATTAAATTAGATAAATTAGATGAATTAGATGAATTAGATAAATTAGATAAATCATCGATTTGAATTTGGTCTATATCTACAAGTGACCTCATATTATTTATTAAATTAGCATAACTACCATTACTTATTTTAATAATATTATTATCCTTCAACGGAATATATTCACTTATTAAGCCAGCAAAACCATTTGTTTCTGACGTACATATTATAAAATCGTTATTATAACCTAATAATAATGGAGACCCTTTTCTTGTCACATAATATGTGTCTAATTGTTTGGTATAAATAATTACAAGAGCCCACGTTCCTTCTAACTGACTTAGCGTTTTTTTTATTGCTTCTTCAATATTACATTCCATAACTATAATATAATATTCTATTAAATTAGCAATAACTTCGCTATCTGTATCGCTGTAAAAATTATAATTCTTAGATTGTAAAAACTCTTTAATTTCCATAAAATTATTTATTATACCATTATGAACTAGTATAATTTGATTGTGTTGTGATATATGTGGATGCGCATTAGCATCCGTCTTTCCACCATGAGTAGCCCATCTTGTATGACCTAGTGCTATTCTAGAAAACAGTTTTTGCTTGTATACTTGTTGCTGTTGTAAGTCATTTGTTTCATATAATGATTGTACTAAATCAAAACAATCATATTTTGGTGTTGATGCTTTTTTTATTACTTCAAACTTGCTTGTCAAGTCATTATAATAACATATTCCAATTGAGTCATAGCCTCTATTTTGTATTAATTCTAAACTATTAAAAATATGTTTTAATGAATTTTTTGTTTTTTTGGAATATATAAACGTTATTCCGCACATAACATAATATAAATATAAAAATTTTTATGTTTATATTATAAATTGTAGATGTTATAAATATTAGATGTTATAAAGACTACAAATAATAACCTTTTCCTGGTTTAAATATTTTAAAACGAGGCGTATAAGGAACTATGTTAACATAATTAACTTGTGTTGGTAAAGGGGTCTTATTACTTATGCTTTCTCTTAAATCTTCTATACATTGTTGAGATAGTCTATTGCGCCTATTTGACCTAACTAAATTAGCATAATTTTGCTTTGCTAATTTATTTGTTGTAAAAGTTCGATTATCTTTTGCAGAACTATGTTTATTTGCGTTAATTTTATTTTTAATTATCTCTTCTGTGCTATTCTTACATTGTTCATCTATTTGGTATTGGTTAATAAACCCACGTCCAATAATAGCATTTTCATCATATGCTTTAATTGATAATAGCTTTGGAATATTATTTAATCCAATAAGCCCTTGTATCATTTTTCTTGATAAATTACTACCATTTTTCTCTGGAATAATTATACTGTTTAATGTTGAAGTGCTTGCTCCTGGTAAAAGCTCAATTGCCTTAGATATTGTATCAACATTACTTGGATCTCTAATAATTTCAATATTATTATTTGGATATCTATAAAGGGGATTTGGATCTGTTTCTGGATTATGATATATATATATACATTCTATGTCTTTAAAATCGCGTTGTGGTGTTGTATAAATTAAACTCTCAAAGCTTATAGAATTAGTATTTATTAAGTTGTTATTATTAAGAATATCGAAAGTAAAAAATATATTAAAATAGACATCATAGGTAAATCTTACATCTAAAAGCACTGGTTTAAGTAGACTATAATATGAATTTTCAATAGTTATTTGAGTTTCATTTATAGAATTTAAATTGTTAGGTTTTGTTATACTTACTATATCAAAACTAATTGTATTGGTGCTATAAGTGCTATTAGTAGTGAAGTAATTAATATTTGGTTTTATAATGCTACCATATTCACGAGTGAATGCAAGATTATTAAACTCATTATAATAAATTTGTAAGTTGCTAGTATCAAATAAATTAGTAAAATTAATAGTAAATATTTTATTAATACTGGTAAAAATATTATATATACTAATATTCTTCAAAAGTATATTTGCTACTAACTCAATATCATATAAATACTCAGTATCAATATATTGTTGAAGGCTATCATATTTTTTTTTGATATTAAGTGGATTATAAATAGAGTTAATATTAATATTTTCTACAAAGTTTATTTTACGTGAATCATATGGAAAATTAATGTGTTTATATATATCACTTTGAACAAGACCTGTTCTAAAATTCCCCAAAGATAAATAAATAATATATGTGTTCTCTTTTTTTGTAGTAAAATTAATAGGCTTTGATGGTGTTGACACTTGTACGTTTGAAAAATGTATATCAGAGTTAGCATCAAATAATATTTGGCTTTTTGTGTTTTTTACTAATACAAAATTATTTGTTTTGATCAAAAAGGTCTCAAAACTTATTGTCAGCATAGTACCAGGCTTATTTACATAACTCAAGTCAATTTCATAGACTATACTATTATTATTAATAGTGTCCTTTTTATATATATTATTATATATACTAAAAAACAAAGGGCTAGTGATTTGTGTTAATGATGTTATATCAGAAATATCACTAAATCTAGTAAAAGTATTGAGACTAGTATCTCTATATAAATTACTAGAGGCATCAGATGGTGTTATAGTTTTAATTTTACATATTAAACCATTATAACATATATCAGACTCTGCTCCTGTGGTAAAAAAATTACTACTAAAATCTTTTGATATATAGTCTTTTATATTTAGTTTATAATAATTAGAATTAGGATTAATAACACTATTAGTCTGAATATTAAAATAATAATTTAAATTAAAAAATTTTCTTACATTAGTAGTTGTGATGTTTTCTACTAAATAATTATTTTCTTGTATATAATTATTGCTTATATCAGTATTTTTAATAAATAATATTTTACCAAATTTGTTGTTATCAGTAAAAATGAATTTTATGTTATTTTTAATATTATTTAATGTTAAAAAACAATTACTTACTGAAGGGGAAGTGTTAAGAGCAGTATTGTAGTTTAATATTATTATATTAGTATAGTTAGATAAACTAGACAAAAAAGAATGTGTATTATTAGTATAGTTAGGATTTGTGACTTTTGTTCTTATTAAAATTTTTGCTCCATCACTAACATTGTCTATTTTATTTTGTGTCAAAATAATATAGTTGAGAAGGGAGTTTGGGTTGAAGTTAAGCGCCATATAATTAGAAATAACATTATAATATTTATAACATTATAATATTTATAACATTATAATATTATAATATTATAATATTTATAAATTTATGATATTTATAAATTTATGATATTATATCAGTATTATTAAAATACCAATTTGTTGATAAATAATCTGCTTTTGTATCGCTAAGCTTACTTTCTTTGCTTGATTTAAGATTTGGACCTTTATACATTATTGAATTTATTTCGAAAGTTCCTATAGCATAATTATAATATTTTAAATTAGAAATAGCACCATCAAATCCTCCATTATAATTAACATATAAATTATCATAGTTTTGTTTAATAATATTTGATAATTTATGACGTTTTGTTAAATTACCATTTATGTAAATATCAACTACATTTTGCGCTGTAGTTCTAATTACTACACATACCCATTTTTTTATAGGAATACCATCTACATATATGTCATCATAATATGTATTATTATTATTTTCATTATTATGAAAAACATTTACTCTAACTAACATTCCTAAAAGGGGGAACTTATCTAACAAATTATCGCTAATATTTTTTTTACCATTATATAAATATACGCCCGGACAATTGTTTGGACCAAATATTCCTGTTCCTCCTTCCCCTTGTGAATTTGGTGAAGATCCTTTATTGAAAACGTGTTTAAAGTCAATTGTTTCTTTATAATCTGTATCATTAACATGTATCCAAAATGCGTAAGAAAATTCTATTCCTTCATATTCGTTAATACTGCGCAAAATAGGAATTGATGCTTTTTCGCCTAAAGACTGTGTAATAGTTACTCCTTCTGTTCCATCTTTTAATCCATATATTAAAAATGGTGTTTCCGATGGTGAAAAAAAGTAATATAATAATTTACTTCCAACATAAAATAATAAAGAAAAAATAATTATTATTGCTAATAAAAATGTAATTTTTGCTATCATTGTATTTGATGATAAAAAATCATTTGCCGATTTTAATCTTGATTCGGCAGTATATGGAATAGCTGCATTAATATTTTTTGAAATATTAGTAAATATACTTTCTGGAGGATTCATAATATTAATATATAATATTATATAAATTATATAAATTATATTTCAAAACTGCCTTTTTCTGTATTATACTCTAAAAAGCTTACTTTTAATCTATATTTATTAAATAATGATTTTGCTAATGATTTATCAATGCCTTCTTTATAAATATTGTATGCTTCTTGTGGATTTATAGAATCATTTTCATATCGAATTCGCGTAATAAAGCCTTCGAAGCCACTGTTAAGACCTTCATTATTTGCTGCGCCTGTGCCTTGAGCCATATTTCCTATATATATATTTTTTTTCTCACTTGTGCTATAAAAATTATTATATAATCCATGCATTATAAATGAATTTCGTAACTTTCCATCTAAATATACATCTAATGTTCTTGTGTCAACACTTAATGTTAAATTATTCCATTTTTGAACTGATATATTTGGTATTTTATATCTTGTGTAATTTCTTCTATTAACTAAAGCACTTCTTGCTCTACCCAATGAATTATTATCTAAATATGTTTCAATATCAATTAATAAATTGTTTTCATATTTATCTAAAGCAATATTTATATTTTTAGGTTTAATTTGGTTTAAACTAATATCTTTTTCAACTTTAGTGCTTAGTCCACTTAACATTGAAGCTAGTTCTGGTAATGTTGGTGCTTTTGAATCAACAGCCATATATAAGACATTTTTTTCGTTTGATATATTATTGCCCCAATTATCTATGTAAAACCATACACTTAATGTAAAATTTGATGAGCTATTTTCTGGAATATCTTTTGCCATTATTACATTAGTATTTGATACAAACAATGAACCTACTGTACTTTGTAGTTCTACTGGTGCGGCAGCATCACACATAACATCATAAATTATATTTGTTTTGAAAAATAGATTGCGAAGGCCCCATATTACCACAATAATCAAGATTATTACAATAATAATATTAAATATGCCCATATTATAATATTAAAATATTAAAATATTATAAATCTTAAATATAAAATCTTAAATGTAAAATCTTAAATGTAAAATCTTAAATGTAAAATCTTAAATGTAAAATCTTAAATGTAAAATCTTAAATGTAAAATCTTAAATGTAAAATCTTATTTGTTATTTGTTAAATTATATAATAACTCAATTGTTAGTGGACTTGTTATTTCACTATAATAGTTTATTTCTTTAATACTTCCATGTATTCCTTCATTTTCTCCTATTGTTACTTTATCGCCTTTAAAATATGGGGTTATATTTTTTTTTGTACCGACTAATTTACCATCTATAAAAACATCTATATTATTATTGGAATAATTAATAACAAAAAACAACCATTTTTGATGTTTTATATGTTTTCCTTCATATATAGTATCTAACTGGTCTCCTTTATTATTAAGTGTTCTAGATCTAACAATGATGGATTGTGATTTTCCATTATAATATATTACTGGTTTATAAGCATAATTAAATATTTCAGTATCTTTATTATAAGCTATTGATGTATTTGTAGGTTGTGGATTTATATAAACATAAAAACTTATACTATATGTATAATTGTATGGAAATTTGTTTATAGCTTTGGGTGGATCATAAAAACTTGTTTTTATATTATATATTCCATTATAATCATTTTTCAATAATTTAAAATTATAACCTTTTGTGTCGCTTATATTGTCTTTTGTTTGGTTAGTTATATCTTTAGATTCTGGAGCTATTTCTGTTAAACTATCAAGTGCTTTAAATAATGTATTTTCTTGCTTATTTAAATTTAATCTAGTTAATAACGCATCTATAGGATTTGTTATAATAGGATTGCTTGTGCTATCAGTTTTAGGTATTGGAATATCAATAGTAGAATTAACATTTTTGTTAAGATTTTGATATATACCAATAACCTTTTTTTCATTTAAATAATAAGGGTCTGTTCCTTTTAATAGGCTGCTTTTGTTAAGTGTTCTAAAATATTTAAATAAGAATGGCAATACAAATAGCAGTGTTATTAGTAGTAATAGTATAAAAAGTAATAAATATACGGGACTGGGTGTTAGTTTAATATCTTTATTGATTTCATCAATAACAATTAATAACAAACAAGGTATAAAGAATATAGTTTTTTTGATAATACAAATGTAATCATAAATAAAGAGAGACTTACTTGTATCACTGTATTCACAAGAGTCATCTGAACCGTGTGTTTTTATTGAAAATAGTGCGGCAAAAATTGCTAATACAACAATTACAATTGTTAGGCTTATTATTGATTGTGTAATACTAAACGAATTAGTATTTTTTTGTGAATATAGCACATAGTTGATTATGTATATAATACTTATTAGTATAAATAATAATAGCCCAATATACAAGAATAAAATTCTTAATGGTTTTAAATATGTGGTTTGAATTTTTATAGTATCTATATTATAACTAATAGCATCGTAACCTGATGAAGTTAACTCCTTATCACCGTTATCCCTAACTATTGCAAGTCTCTCATTTGGATTAATCTTATTATTATTATTATTTCTAAATACTAGAAACATAAAATAAAGGACTCCAACGCCTAACAATACTATTGCTCCTAATATTTCATAAGGTGTATTTTTTATTCCAAATGTATTGTAATAACTATTTAAATAATATACTAGACCAAATACTAGTAAAATGACTAACCCGTTAATGTATCTATAGTAAAAATATTCATAGTCGGAAGAGTCTGTTTTTTTGAATTTTATTCCATTAATTAACACATCTGTTGAAATACTTATACTATTTTTTAAGAAATTTACTGTTTTATCTGAATATTCACTAATTTTATTAAAACCAGTTTTTAATAATTGTGTCATTATTAGATAATATTAATAATATAAATTAATAAATTTATATTATTCACTGTTATAAAGTTTGTGTTATAAAGCTTGTGTTATAAAGCTTGTGTTATAAAGCTTGTGTTATAAAGCTTGTGTTATAAAGTTTGTGTTATCAATGTTACAAATTTTCATATGCTGTTTTTTTTCCATGACAATCTCTACATAAAGCTACTAAATTAGTAATATCATTGGAACCGCCATATTCTAGTTTCATAACATGGTCTACTTCAAACCATGCAGGCAACTGTTTTTGGCAACCTTTACAATGCCAGTTTTGCGAAGCCGCCACAAATTTTTTCTTGGTTTCACTTACACTTCTTTTTGTTGAAGTATTTCCAGACTGTAATATTTTTTGTTGCTGCTTTGTCATATTATTATAATTTGCATTTATTGACTTTTGTAAATGTTGAGACTCTCTATAGTTTGTTCCAGCGCTCAAATTATAATTATTATTTAATTCGTTACTTATTGATTTAGATGTAAAATCAATAATTGGAGTTATAATACTAGCAGTGTTTCTGTCTATTGGTAAATATTTAATGTAACCGTTTGTATTAACTACAAAATCTTTATAATTTGCGGGATTTTTCTTTATAAATAAATATATACATAGTCCAACAAAAGCAATTAGTCCCATTTTATAATATTTTTCATAATTTTTAAGTTTAGCTAGTAATTTACCTTCAAAGTATGTATTAAGCAATACAAAACCCGTTATAGTTAATATGAGCAATTCAAATTTCATATTTATTATTAATAATTATAATAATATATTAATTATAGTAAATATAATATAATTATACGTTATAAATTTATTATAAAAAATTTATAATAAAAATAAAAAACTATTATTTAAACTTAATAGTGAGTCCAATTATTACTAATACTAACAATAGTACTAAGCTCCCAAAAATGTATTTTTGCTTATTTCTGCTTTCTTCATATTTTTTTAGCTCCTTAATTTTATAGTTTTCATAATATTTATTCATTGCGTCATAATAAGTTAGTTCTGGTTTTCCTAAATAAATATTTATTTTATTATGTATAAAATGCACCCATTTTACAAACGACTCACGAGAGTCTAAATATGGTGTAACAGGATAAGCATCTAAAAATTTACTAAATACATTACCAATGTCACTAATTGGTAAAAACAACGGTAAATTTGTTATAAAGTCATAATATTTCTTTTTTGTTGAATCATTGCTATTGTTAGGATAACTTAAGGCAATTGTATATAAAACAAACCAATAATGTGGTCCCCATATTATTGGGTTTAATACATTATTATTAGACATATTATTATTAGACATATTATTATTTGACATAACTTATAAATAACATTAACAAAACTATTGCGTATTTTTACCATAAAAACTCTTATTTAGTTCATATATTAATTTAAGTGTTATAATAATCATTATAACTTTATATAAATTGATTGAATTGTCAAACAGTTTACCATTTAAGAATGTGTGTTGGTTTGTTAATATATGACTAACAACTCCTAATGGTAAAAGCATTATATAATATACTTGTCTATTTAGTCCAGTATATACTCTTATAAATGGTTCAATCAAATAGGCAATAAAAAACGTCATAAATAAATCAAATAATGACATGCCTAAATTACTTGAATTATAATATGGTTGCTCAAATTGAATGCGATAACTTCGTAGTTCTTTTATATCCATTTTGTATATATTATATTTTATTCTTAAAATCCGATTTAAATCATAAATTCATTCCAGTCATAGTCTTCTTCGTGTTTTAAGCATTTGCTATTGTTTAGTTCAAACATTTTTTGTCTTATT